CCCACGGTCCCGGCTGCGTAAGCAGTCGAACCGGTATTTTGAGATCCTGAGATCATCACCGTACCACTCCCATACTGCCTACGACTATTCCACTCTGCCACACTATCCGTCGTCAGGTCCTCACCCAGGCTATCACTACCCTGAATGTATCTCCATGACTTCGGTAAATAGGGAGTCACATCAAAACAAGCTGATGCGTTCCATACAGCGAACTGCATGGCGCCATTAACCTGTCCTAACATAGGCTCCGTCGGCCAATAATTCAACTGTCCTCCACTAGTGGAGGATTGGACCCCATGGGTTTTAAGCCATGCAGGATCCTCAGCGAACGCTACGACCAACGCGACTGGTGTAATAGTGGATGACCTCGGCACATACTCTATACAATACGAATGCACATAATACTCATTGAACAACCTACCTATTGTCCATACCGGGTCACCCCACGTGATACCAGACCCTTGCAACACAAACGCTCCGCCCAGACCTGCTGTTGTACCATCAACTTGGGTGGTAACGATCTGAGCAGCGGGCCAGGTCACAAGGGGATTAATACTTGATACATCTACAAAACTAATCGAACCTAATTTCTGCCTCCCACTTATCCGCAGGGAACCTGGTTTGGTTCCCGACGAAAATTTGAGAGACGGACCTATGGTTCGGACACCCATGAAGGAAGCTGGCGCTGACTCATAACGAGTCCGCGTCTTGCTCTCCTTCACGGCCGTCTTACTCTGGCCCTTTCGCCGAGGCCGCCGCCTCGGTGCGCTTCCGGACACCATCTGCTTGGGTCCTCCCGACATCTTCTTCTTTCCCTTTCTCCTTGGCATTAGAAGTTGATTTTGCGACCTGGTGAGGTCGCGATTTGAACTCTTCTGCTCCTTCACGGATTTGTTTCTCTTGTTCACGCTTGCGGGCTTTATTTTGTCTGTAGTTTCGCCTCCTGCGACCGCGCCTACTGCCGCCTCCATCAACCCGAGTAGGGGTGTTGTCACCTCGCTCAACACTCGCGCTGCTACTTTTGGTAACAGCGGGGTTGAGGCTACTCGTTTGGGTCCGCCCAGCATCGCTTCGTAAGCTTCCTTCTGCCTTCTTCGATGATTCAAATACATACTCGCCATCGTTATAACGAACTGTAATTGCTTCCTTGTGGGAAGCAGATTCCTGTCCATTAACTACTGCAAGAGCACGACTCTTCTCGAAAGGCTCGATTGAATACTTGCTACACAACTTAATAAGTCCATCATACATTGTACCGTTATTCACGAATAAACACGTATAATTTTTCAAACATTGCTCAAAATTGCCAAATTCCATGTTGGCCAGCGGAAACTGAAGACGCACCACCGTGCGTTCAGGGAAAGCCATTCTTATCTTGACTCCGCGATCAAAAAAGAACTTCCACCCGATGAAGGTGAAGCTTTGGTTACAGACTACATTACACTCCTTGAGCTTGAACAAATGTTCTTCAAAAGAACTCACCAAGTTCCGCTCATAGGACTTCAACGCCTCTGCACTTGCAACACTAGACGCAAAATCGTCTCCATGAATAACATCCTTAAAATAAGAAGCCATAGTACAATTTTGCGCAGTGTCGGGCACCACCGTGCCTCCATAAAGAGTTCGGGTCTTTGCTCGCCAAAGACACCATTCAGTGCAAAACGAATTAATCCACGTAGTCAACAAATGACCGGAAGGATTCAAACCCGCTTGGGGACGCACCTCGTCCTTAATGGCCACTAAGACATCATTCACGCGAAAGGTCTTGTTCTTCACAAGAAAATCCCTCTCATACTTCATGGCTGGTGTGGGAGTCTTCACTCCTGTCACATGCAACCACGCATCGTAAGCAACGCCAATCAGCTCGCCAGCTGAATTAATGTCCATTCCACTGATATCGCCCTCAATCACACTTTCATGCAACCGCGCCGACACATCTTTATGTCCACCCCAGAGCATCGAATGCCCCAGGATGATTGGGTTCTTGGTACCGGATTTCTCCATCCACGCGTACGCATTCCCATGCGACACCCTCTGAACTAACTCCATCACCACGTCTCCCCCGTAAATCAGCCGCTGCGCTCCATCCTTGATCTTTTGAACCTTCACTGTCTCACTTTTCAGAAAGACATTAAGAACGGGCTGCCAGCTATCTTTACCCTCCAGAATATCATTGATAACAGAATCAATGAACTCCTTACACTCCCGACAATCATGAACACCTTGCTTAGTTTGATGAATAGTCTTACACTTCGTCATACTGACGTCCGAGAAACAAACGCCGGGGGTTTTATCCCCCGTATCATTCAACATGGTACGCCAAGCTTCAGCCAGCGATAACGCTGGTAACGCCTCAGATAATTTATGGCCGAAAGATAAGTTCAAAAACTCCTTGTGGCTCTTAACCAATTCGGGAGTGATCTCACATAACTTCTTATCCATCAACAAACGACGAAAGGAACGCCATTCTTCTACAGAATTTAGTAGAGGAGAGGAGTACGCAGCCAATTGCTCAGCTGTGTACCCAAAATCCTCAGGAACTATTTCACGCTTTGTGAAGTTCTCCTTATACATTCGCTTGTTGGTGAACCCAACAATCTTTAATCCGGACATATCCCGCGGGGCTGACACCTCCTTCGTTACCACAGGGGCAGTTTTCACCACCACAACTTCTCCAGCTGCAACCTTTTCAGGTTCCTTAATATCGACGAAATGCTCCTCCTCATCGGAATACTCAAGCTCGGCGGCTTCATTTTTCGTTTTACTACTACTACCTTGAAACTGCCGCAAGTTGTTCATTCTCCTCTGCGCACCCTTACCATTGCGTCCTAACTTGGACGCCCTGACACCATGCCTAATGGCATTCGCCTTGGCCGAAGGACCAGACGACTTACCACGACGATTTCCAACAGAACCACCGGACGCCTTGACAGCTCGAAGATCCTTCGGGTGAATACCTATAGTTTCACCAGAATCTCCGAGTACTGCGACGTAGCAGTTGTTCCAATCAGTCGCATCAATCATGATAGTCTCACCACCATAATTGTACAACCAAAACGTATCAGAATCGTACTTATCACGCACCAACTGAGACATATCAACCCCAAGATCCAAGCAAATTCCTTCAGGATCACGAGATTCCAACCCCGCAACTAAAGCCTTTGAAAAAATCAACGCCTCCGTCACGATAGAATCTGTCAAATTAATAGCTTGATTAGCCACCCCATCTCCCCTTCGGCTCAAGTGTATACCTACACACATATTACCAAAGAAAATGGGACTGCCACTATCTCCTTCCAGAGTACTCAAATCATGAGTCAAAGTGTCCCCGTCACCAATAGCCAGCACTTTACCTGGCGAGGGATTGGCACTGGTCTTCATCACCGAAGACACATCACCATTCTTACTCGTCAGACCAAAACCGACAACATTCATGCCCGATACAGCCTTACCCAGCTTTACTACTTTCAAGCCAGGCTTCACACGCACCAGAGCCAGATCATGCTTATCATAGACATGAGCTAGCTCACAGGGAATTGTATCATGCAACCTTGGTTTCCCATCATCACCCAACACGTACACGAGGATCGGCTGACTCTTTTCCATGAACATGGCCACCACGTGGTAAGCAGTCATCAAACACCCACTGGCATAACACACACCAGTGCCGACAACAACTACACCCTTGGCAGTCGCACAACACAGAAGGACAACAGACCTTCGGACATCAACATTTGTAGCCATGCTATTCGGCATGACTCCCTCTAGTTTTTCAGCGGAGGGAGCCACATTAAATTGCATGGTCTTGGTTACCGGAACCCAGTCGTACACCGGGGTAGCATTAAACAAACCCCAGTCCACACGGACTGGCACCTTCA